AGCAAAAGTATGATCTTGCTCGTAAGGCGCTTGCGACTCGATTTAAAGTCCAAGAAGGACAGAAAATTGAAGATATTTACAAGATTGATCTTGATGCGATCTTGGCCCCTGTCCGTAAAGAGGATGCGGGTGATGACCTTTGGAACGTGTTTAATGTCGTTCAAGAAAAGGTTATTGAAGGTGACTTTGAGTATGTAAGTGGTGTTAAACTCCGCAAAGCCCGCCAAATCAAGAACTTCAAGCAAGACTTGAAAGTCAACCAGGAACTTTACGACGTTGCAAAGGAGTTTGCAGCGTAAGCCATGTTGTTTGTGTGAAGGGGGAGGAAACGCCTCCCCCGGATCACAAAATTTTTTAAAATTTCATCACATATTTAAACATGGAAAATAAAGATAAAATGACAGTTGAAATGATTCTTGAGCAAGCTCAAATGTATGGGCTTAGAGCAGAAGTTAGAGCCACAGCTATGGCCTTTATACAAGAAAACCCCGAGCTAGGCACAGGCTCAGCTTACACTCAAGCAGCATATGAGTGGGATGTACTTTAAATGATTTTCCAAACTATAAGGGGTAAAAAAGTAAGCCCAGTTATCCATACTAGAAACATAGTAAAGGGTGAACCCCATGTGGAAATTCATATAGGTACAGATTCCCAACGTCAAGGTTTAAATATTATATATGTTACTGCTATAGCTTATCGCTATCCCTTTAGAGGGGTTCACTATATATATTGTAAAGAAACTTTTCCTCCCATTAAAGATGATTGGTCTCGTTTGTGGTTAGAAACCGAACGAACAATGCAATTAGCAGAACAACTCTCTAAAGAATTCCCAGGTCTAAAATTTGAAATTGATATGGACTACAATGAGGATGAATTTTATATGAGCAATAAATTAGTATCTGCTGCCAAGGGGTGGGCCTCATCACACGGTTATAAAGTTAATATCAAACCTCATAAACAGATTGCCACGCGAGCCGCAGATCACCATTGTAAGTAAACTATAACATATTTATAAACAAAACATTTTGGATATAGATAAAATATTTGGTTCATTTGATTCATCTTCTAACAGTAGTTGGGGATTAGACAATAAAAGTTATAACTATTATAACCCCCGCTCACTTCCTATAATAGATGAAAACCACCCTAAATATTTTATTAATATGTTTTGGAAACTTATTAGTAATCATCTATCATATAGTAAACAATTAATTAATTTTTTTGGAGAAGCTGATCCCTCTATTTCAACAAAGGAAATTGAATATGCTGGGGAAAGAATGTTGTATGCTAGGGCATACGGTCATATATCAAGAATTGATATTAATGATGAATATCACCAGAAAATTTTAGCAGAAGAAAATAGAAAAAAGTTGGTAAAAGCCTATACTTTGTCCATTAATTTTTATGAAAATGAAGAAGAATATGAGAAATGTGCTTTTCTTAAAAAACAACTTGATTTTGTAAATTCTTTATCGTAACTTCAACACTAAATACTAAAAAAATGCAATATAGAGAACACATCCAAAACAAACTTGAATCCAGCCAAGCCAGTTTAAAAAAATTAAAATTTTGGATTAATAGAGGAAATGGGGACATTTACGAAATGTCTAAGGCTATTGAGGAATGTCACGACTTAATTGAAGAAATTAAATCTATAGTAGAACGTGAACCCATGACCCCAAACGAAAAAAACAAGTATTAATGCTTACAGCTGAACAAATTCAATCTAATTGGGAAGAATTTTGCAACAATATTGAGTTGTGGATTACTGGGGAGAGAAAAGAAAAGCTCCTTGAGTTTTATAAAAAGTATGAGGATCGCATCACAATGATGCCAGCCGCCCATAAAAAAGAATACCACAACGCCTTCCCAGGTGGTTATGTTGACCATGTTAATAGGGTTGTGAAGTGTGCTCTTAATATTAATGATGTTTGGGTTGAAATGGGTGTGGATAATACAACTTACACCCTTGAGGAACTTGTATTCTCTGCTATTAACCATGATCTTGGTAAAATGGGAGATGAAGAACATGAATCTTACATCCCCCAAACTGATAAGTGGAGAAAAGAAAAATTAGGAGAAGATTATATGTTTAATAAAGCTCTTCCATTTGCTTCAGTACCTGATCGTGGGCTGTTTTTACTCCAATCCCATGGTATCCAGTATAACTTTAATGAGATGATTGCTATTCAAACCCACGATGGTTTGTATGATGAAGCTAATAAAAAATACCTATTTTCATATCTCCCAGAGCAAAAGCCACGCACTTCTCTTCCACTAATCCTTCATCAAGCAGATTTAATGGCGGCTCGTATCGAATTTGAGCACGAGTGGTTACCTAAATTTAAAAACCCCGTGCCTACCCAGGAAAGTAATTTTACATTACAGAAAGAAGTAAAAAAATCGACAAAAGACAAAGCACTCTCCCAGCTTAAAAATGAGAATTTAAAAAATATTTTCGATAAATTGTAAGAATGGAAATAATAATTATTAGTGTTTTATCGGTTTTGGTTGTAGCCTTCGGGTTTACAACCTTTAACCTTCTTCGTAAGAATGAAAAACAAGAAGATATACTTACCGGGTACATATCTTACTTAGACCAATTAAGTAGGATAATAGAAATCTCAGATGAGAAACTTAAAAAAATAGATCAACGTGAAATTTTCAAAAGTGATGATGAAATAGGATTTATGTATGAACAAATTAAGGATCTTCAGAGAATTCTATCCCAATTTAGGATAGATAAACTATGAGTGAAATAAAGAAAAAAAGAAAAAAGAAAACAAAAAATCAATACTTTACTCAAGCAACAGAGGATGCTATAGTAAGATATAATAATTCAATTGACCCGGAAGAGCGTAGTAGGATCTATCGAGATGATATCCACTACGCTTTTTTTAAGCTAACAGAGAATATAATTCATACTTTTAAATTTTACTATACAGAAGTAGATGAAATTGAACATTTACAGCATGAAGTAATTACATTCTTATTAAGTAAAATTCATTTATTTGACCAATCTAAAGGAGCAAAAGCATTTTCATATTTTGGGACTATTGCTAAAAGGTATTTGATTATACAAAATACTAAAAACTATAAAAAAAGAGTAGATAAGGCTCCTGTTGAAGAACTTTACCATAACGACCAATATTCATATGATATAGATTACAACCCTCTTGAAAAAGACCACTTATCAGACTTTATTGATGAATATGTAGAGTATTGTAGTGAAAATATATTTGAAATTTTCCCAAAACAAAAAGATGCTCAAGTAGCAGATGCCATACTAGAATTATTTAGAAAAAGAGAAATAATGGATATTTTTAATAAAAAAGCATTATATCTTTTAATAAGAGAAATGGTAGATGTAAAAACCCCTCATATCACTAGAATTGCCACTAAATTGGGAGACATATTTAAAAAACACTTTTTATTTTATCAAGAAAACGGTTATACAAATTTTGAATAATATTTATATTTATTGTCATGGGACAGTTAGATAAAGATATATTTGGGGGTAAAAAATTTTCTGATCTTCTTGAGGAAATTTATAATAACCAAAAAAAGAAAGAAGAGCAAATTTCAACTCTTATTTCGGAGTTAAAACCCCTCATTCAGGATATTGGAGATGCTACTTTAGTAGTTCCTTTACTTAAGGAATACCTTGAAATATCTGTTAAAAATGATGAGCAGCTTATTAAAATGGCAAACATTGTTCAAAAAGCAGTTCAAAATGAAACAGATGATGATAGTTTTGGTATGACAGATGCTGAAAAGGAACAGCTGTTAGGAGAGATAAAGAAATTTGGAAAGGATAAAAAATAATGTCTATATATGGCCCCGCAGGTTTAAATCCTAACCTTAATTCTCCAAAAAAATCTAGTAAAAAAACAGATATTGTAACTGTTAGGGTAAGGGATATAGTGTTAAGTCCTGATCATCCTAGATTTGAGGAAGTTGGGGGATGGTCGGGGTTAGGGACTATTTTCTTTTCTTCTGTAAGCACCCCAGGTCTAAAAAGTGTGAATTCTTCTTTAGGTAAAGCTAAACCCTATTTTTCTAATTCTAAATTTTACCCTCTTAAAAATGAACTTGTCACTATTCTCAGGGCAACAGATTTTGTAGACAGCCAAAAAAACACAGAAAGAGAAGCTAAACAATTTTACTATTTCCCCCCAGTAAATGGTTGGGGTGGGGTAAATCATAATGCTTTGCCAGATCCTATACAAAAAGGTATATCTACATCTAGCCCTCGAAAAAGTTATGGGCAGGTTGAAAATGGAGCTGTGAATAGGGAGCACGCCCATTCTTCTAAGATTAATTTAGGGAATACTTTCAAAGAAAATCCCAAAGTAAAAAGTTTATATCCTTATGAAGGGGATTATATTTTAGAAGGAAGATGGGGTAATAGTATTAGATTTGGCAGTACTGTAAAATCTTTAGAAATACCAAATAATTGGTCTAGTGAAGGAGATGAAGGTGACCCCCTTATCATTTTAAAAAATGGTAGTTTACCCTTCCCCTCTACTGACCCTTCATATATTCCTACAGTTGAAGACATTGGAAATGATCTTTCCTCTATATATCTTACAAGTACCCAAAAAATCCCATTTTTCCCATCAAGTTTCAAAACAGAATCCTTTGGGGCAGGTGACCCCTCTCCCACTTCCCCCTCAGAATACCAGGGAAACCAAATTCTTTTAACTTCAGGACGTTTAATATTAAACTCCCAAACTGATGGGGTATTAGTTAGTGCCCCAAATATTATACATTTAAGTGCAGGGGGTTCTATACATTTAGATAGTAATAACAAAATAGTTTTATCTTCGGGGGAGATATATTTAGTTGATAGAAATGCTGGGGAGAGAGCGGTATTAGGAGACCAGTTGGTTCTTCGCTTGAAATTATTTTTAGAAGTGTTGGAAGGGGTGGGGATGGCATTAACTAGTGCTAATTCTAATGGCATTGCTATACCTTCTTTAAACAATATAGGTCCCAATTTAACAGAAGTGGTAAAGGATTTTAAGTCTGCTATTGAAGGGGACAATCCCAAAATTTTATCTAATAATGTAAAACTTAAATAATGGAGATAGATTTAAAAAAATATCAAACCAACTCTATTTTTACATTAAGTAATGGGTATTATATTGATCTTAAAGTACAAGATAATGGAGAAACCATCATGGTTGTTAAGTCTCCTGAGGGTGCTCCTTATTTTGAAAAACCTCTTGGGTATGATGTAGTTTCTAATCCTCCAAACTTACAAGCTGCTTTAAATAGTGAAATATCTACTTTATCCACGGAATTAAACGAGGAAGAACTTTACATATTAGAAATAATTCCCAAAACCCCAATCCCACCCAGAGAAAGTACTAATTCTTTTAAAATTAAAGGGGTTGTAGTAGATGCAAAAGGGAATAAATTAGAAGGGGTTGAAATTAACCCTACTTTAATTTCTTCTCCTCCCCCTCCTTCCTCATTCCCTTCTACAGGTACTAGCGGAAGAAGGGAAGAGTTTTCCTCTATAGAAGAGGGAACACCAAACTTAACAGACTTTGAGAATACAACTTTCAATATAGGGGCAGCTTTAATATTAGATCCTGAATTCACAGATGAGGAGGGGAATTTTATTATAGAATATATAGGAGGTGAAAAAATAGATTTTAGTAAATCAATTTTAAGAATTTCAAAAGAGGATTATTTTCCTAAAAATGTAGGACCCAATCTTGTTAAAAATGGAGAAGAGTTTGAATCTCCCCCATCTCTTTCATCAAATAAATTTGAAGGTCCAACCCAAATTATTGATGAAAAGTTATCACAATTAGGAGATGGTAATTATAAAGCAGAATTAAGCCTAAAATCTTTAGAATTAGGTGAGACTGTTAAAGGAACAGGAATAAGCCAAGATAGAGAAATAGCTAAGAAAAAAGCCAGAAGTGATGCTGAGGGGAAATTAGCTAAAAAAGCTATAGAAGAAAACAATAAACCCCCAGTTTATACTCTTAGTAATAAATATGTTATAAAATTTGTAACTCTAGGGCCTAAAATAAAAGCAGTAACCTTTACCCCTGAAGGGGAGATTTTTTGGGAAGGAGAATTTTCTTTTACAGCTGGGGAAGATGTTTTAGCTCAAGAGGCTATTGTGGCCATAGAAAATTTAACAAGTACCCCTAGTGGAACTTTATCAATCACAGAAAGGAACCCCATTCAACCTACTCCTTCTCCTCAAGAAGAAACAGAAAAAATTAAATTTGATATATATGATATAGGTAGAATTGTTCTACAGCCTGAAAAGGTAGATATTGATGAGCAAGTTGTAGAGGCTCAAGTTGAGGTTCAAAAAGCAGAGAATAAAATAGTAGAACGACAAGCTATTTTAGATACTCCCTTTGAATTAAAACTAGCTGCCCTTTTTAATACCCTTAAGGAAAAATTAAAAAGACTTTTAATACCCTATGTATTGGATTTAATCTCAAAATTTGGTCCTAGGATATTAAATAACATTTTAAATAAAGTAAAGGATTCACTAGCAGATAAATTATGTCCTTCTGAGGATAAATTGTTGGAAATTTTAAAAAAACGGAATAAATTAGTTAGACAACTAAATAATCTACTTAGAATTGTAAAAACTATTTCTAAAATATTAAAGGTTACTAGTGCTTTAATTTTTGGTTTAAAACTTGGAATTAAAATAGCTACTTTAACTTCTACTCCTCTTACCTTTACGGCTCAAATCAATGAGGGTATAGCTCAATTAAAAAGACTTTTAAACAAAGCTGATCCTGTTGTTTCTTCTTTAAGTGTAACCGCCGCTACTATAGGATTTTTACTTAGTTATATATTATCATTATTGAATATGTTAGATGACTTACTACAAAGTTGTGCCCAAGAAATTAATCCCGAAACTGGGGGGCCAAAACTTCCTTTTGAAGTTATTGATGCTGAAATAAATAATTTTAAAGATCCCACTACTGGGGAGGAGCAAGATATTATTGACCCTCTTACAGGAAACCCTTTCCCCTATAAGGGATTCACATTTGAAATAAAAAACGACACCAGCCAAAATTTTCAGTACCCTAAACGATACGCTATCGCTAGAAATGTTCAAGGGATACAAGTTTTAAGGAGCGAATCATCATTTGCCTCAAACCCCTCTATTCTAATTGAAGAGTTAAAATTTGTAATAGATAGAGATAATTTAAGAGCAGATTAATTAAATATTTATAAACAATGAAATCAAACACATTTAAAAAATTAATTAAAGAAGCAGTAAAAGAAGCAATGCAAGAAGAGTTAAAAGAAATTCTTGTAGAGGCTATTAAATCCCCTAAACCTACTGTTATAGAATCACACCCCCAACCCTCAATTAATGAAGGTTCCGTTATAAGTTCTCGTGATAAAAGAACAGAATATCAAAATATTATGGGGGATATAAGATCTTCTTTTAACACTAGTCATGTGGGGAAACCCCTCCAATTAAGAGGATCCATGGATACGGTATCAGAGGGGGCTAGCCTCCCAGAGGGAAATGTCTCAATGGATCAAATAATGGGTTTAATGAATAAAAAATAATGGCGTACATAATACCCAATAAATTCCCAGTAGACACTTTGCCTGATGTTGCCGTTGGAGTCTCTGTCCCTTTTTCAGGGGTTGCGGTATTTAATCAAACTTATTTAACTCAAGACCAAATTAAGTCTAATTTAATTAATTTTTTTCTAACAAATAAAGGAGAAAGATATCTTAATCCTAATTTTGGAGGGAATTTAAGAAAACTTTTATTTAAATCTATTGATTCTAATTCTTTGGATACTATGGAATTAGAGATAAAACAACAACTTAGAACTCTATTTCCTAATATCACTATTAATAATCTTGAAATTACAGCACACCCTTCAAATAATTTAGTGAATGTTTCACTAGATTATCAAGTTTTAAATCAATCCCCTGATAATATCCAAGTAAACTTTAGTACAGATGCCCTATAATACTATAACTTCCACTCAATCCAATAAAAATACTAGGAACGAAAGAACCATAAGGTATATCGATAAAGATTTTACTAATTTTAAGGATTCCCTTATAGAATTTTCTAAAACTTACTTTCCGGACACCTATACAGATTTTACTTCTACATCCCCTGGGATGATGTTTATAGAAATGGCTTCATACGTAGGGGATGTTTTATCTTTCTACCAGGATAACCAAATCCAGGAAACCTTTACTCAATTTGCTAGACAAAATCCCAACTTATATCAATTAGCATATATGATGGGGTATAAACCCAAAGCAACAAGCGCCGCCATAGCAGACTTGGAAATATTCCAAACGGTAAATGCAACAATAAATGGGACTCCTAATTATAGTGAAGCAGTTAGTATTCCTAGTAATACTATTGTTGAATCTTCTATAAGAAAAGCATCATCCTTTATAATACAAGACTTTTGTGATTTTTCAATATCTAGTTCAACAGACCCTACTGAGGTAAGTGTGTTTAGCACAAGTGGGGCAACCCCCACTAAATTTTTATTGAAAAAAACTAGACAAGCAATGTCTGCTACCACTTCTTCAATTACCTTTAACTTTGGTTCATATGAAAAGTTCCCTACAGTAACAATTGATGCTAGTAATATTATAAGTATAACGGATTGTGTAGACTCTAATGGAAATTCTTGGTATGAAGTTCCATACTTAGCACAAGAAACTGTTGAACGTTCTAATATTAATCCCACAAGTGGAACAGATACTCCATATTTGTTATCTTTATTAAGAACCCCTCGAAGATTTGTTACAAGATTTATATCACCTACAAAACTACAAATACAATTTGGAGCAGGGGGGGCTACTCCTTTAAGTGATGATACCATAGTCCCCAATCCTTCAAATGTAGGACAAGGAGGAGCAAATTTACAAGTATCAACGGCTTTTGCCCCTTCCAATTTTGTTTTTACTAACACTTATGGTACTGCCCCTACTAACACTAGTTTAACCTTTACATACTTGACAGGTGGGGGAATTAGCTCAAATGCCCCTGCTAACTCTTTAACCAACATAAATACCTCAGGTATAACAGGTTTACCTTCTTCTATTGCTACAGTTAGATGTAACAATCCCGAAGCAGCATCTGGGGGTGGGACGGGAGATACTCCTGACATGATTAGGGAAAATTCTTTAAGAATGTTTGGAACCCAACATAGAAGTGTTACCCAAGATGATTATGTAGCTAGAGCATTTAGTATGCCTGGTATATATGGGAGTATTGCTAAAATATATATGGAACCCGAGAAGATTGAGAATCTAAATTTACACGCGAGACCCTCTGTTTTAGATATGTACGTTTTAAGTTATGATAGTAATAAACTTTTAACTACTCCTTCTCAAACTCTTAAAACTAATTTGTCAACATACCTTTCACAATATAGGATGATAAATGATACAATATCTGTAAAAAATGGATTTGTAGTAAACATAGCAGTAGATTTTTCAATAGTACTAAGACCTAATTATTCAGGCAATCAAGTATTAAACAGATGTATATCTGCTTTAAAAGATTATTTTGATATAGATAAATGGCAAATAAATCAACCTATATTTTTGACTGATATAAGAGTTTTATTAGATAAAATTGAAGGAGTCCAAACTGTAAAATCAATAGAAATATCAAATAAAGCAGGAGAATCCGCAGGTTATTCTAAATATTTTTATGATGTAAAAGGTGCTACCCAAAATGATACCGTATTCCCCTCCCAAGACCCTTGCATATTTGAAGTCAAATACCCCAATTCAGACATTAGAGGGTCTGTAACAAACTTTTAATAATGGCAGTATATAAAATTTTTCCTGAAAAAGATGCGACTTTATATTCATCCTTCCCTTCCCAAAACACAGGATTAGATGAGATTTTAGAAGTATCCACTACCTTCCTCCCAGATGCTCCTCAAGCTAGCAGATTTATTATCAAATTTTCCACAGAAGAGATATCTAATGTAATTAATAATAAAATTATAGGATCTGTAACAGATTCTACGGGGTCGCTATTAACTTCTAGTGCAGAATTTAATGCTAATTTAAAGTGTTATATAGCAGAAATAAATGGGTTGAGTAGTGACACAACATTAGAGTTATATCCTGTGTCTGGGTCTTGGGATATGGGGACTGGGAAGTATTTAGACTCCCCCAAAGTTGAAAATGGGTGTTCTTGGGATTATAAAGCATCATCAGGCTCATCCCCATGGGTTACCCCAGGGGGTGATTGGTATAGTGGAATTATAGGAGGACTTTCTGTGGACGCCTCTCAAACTTTGGATTACAGTAGTGATAAAGATATTAATATAAATGTTACAAATGCTATAAGGTTGTTTTCTAGTGGGACTATAGATAATGAGGGATTTATTATAAAACAAAGCCCATCCTCAGAATTCCAACCCCAGAAAAATAAAGTAGCTAATATAAAATATTTTTCAATAGATACTCATACTATATACCCACCCCAACTTGAGTTTAAATGGAGAGATTACACATTCAACACAGGGTCTTCTAGTGGAAATATTATTAATACTTCTAAAATGGTAGCCACCTTAGCTAATAATAAAGAAACTTATTTAAAAGAAAGTGTTCATAAATTTTATATAAATTGTAGACCTCAATATCCTGAGAGGGTATTTAAAACTTCCTCTTTGTATAATGAAAATTTTTATTTACCTATATCTTCATATTATGCTATCAAAGATTTACATACTAACGAGTATGTAATCGATTTTGACATTAATTACACCCAAATTAGTGCAGATGAAGAGGGAAGTTATTTTAAACTTTATATGAACGGATTAGAACCCGAAAGGTATTATAAAATTTTAGTAAAAACCCATATAAATAATAATACTTTAATTTTAGATGATAATTACTACTTTAAAATAATAAACGGATGAGTCAAAAAGTAAATTTAGGAAGACAAGGGTTTATAGCACCCTCATATAGAAATACTATTGATACCTCTTTTACTCAACTTTTACCTCCCCCACCCCCCGTTGAGGATATATTTACAGTAGAACAATTTTTTGATTTATACAACCAATTATTTTATGAAATTCCTGCAGAGGGGTCAATAAATTCTCATCAAGTATTAATTAATAAAAGTAGTGAATATATAGGGTTTAGTGAAGAGCATGAACAAGATATTCAAATTCTTTTAGATGAAATTACTCAATTAAGAGAAGAACTTCTATCAACTCAAAAAGAATTAACAGATATTCAAAGTAATAACATTCTAAATTTAGACCCTGATGTTATTGCAGAGGGCACTGATATAACCGAGAATCCTGCAAACATTAATGCTTCTAATCCTACACCAACATCAGTAGTGGGAGGTAACACCGTTAGTAGACGTTATTAATTAATATTTATACCAAATGACTACAGTCAAGTTAATAGATCCTACTACATTTGAGCCCCAACAGTATTCTTTGGGAGATGAAAATTCAATCCCTAGGTTCCCAGTAAATTCTACTTTTAGTGCAAATAAAGGAAGAGTAGAATCTTTAGTATATGACTTAAATAATAATTTATTAAATTATAACCCTAATGCGGCATATTCTATTGTGGAAAATGGAGGGAGTGGAGATGTTAATTGGGCAGATTCTTTAAACGTACACCCCCAAAAGGAAGTTGAAGATTTAGGATATAGTATAGGAAGTTACAATGTTGTATATAACATAATAAATAATGAACTCTCCTCTTCTATAAATCAATCCTTTAGAATAAAAGAAATTTCGGCAAACCGCCAAGAGGTAAGATTAACCTCAGGATTCTCAAGTAAAGAGCAATTAAAACAAGCTGTTGAAGCATTTTTCCCCGATAGCATTACTACAGGGTACTACCCAGATTTTTATTTAAATTTTGGGAATGGTAACTTATTCATAGCCAACAATATATTATATGATGGTACCAATAATCAGTATTCTATATTAATAAAATTATACAAACCGCTTCCTTCTTTTATACAGGAAGGAGGGGATTTAAATCCTTGGATATGTACTCTTCAAAGAGAAACCGTAGCATATAATGTATTATTTGAGCAAGAAATAGTTCCTGTTAAAAATACTATAGATTTAAAAGGTCCTAATTTTTCCCTTGATTTAAATAATCAAATTCATACCTCAATTAAACCTACTAGTTTTAACGATCTAAATAATTTATCTAATTTAGAATCTTCTTCTTATGAAGAATTACAACATATTCTAAATCAAAACGGGGTAGAAGTTAATATAGATTATACAGACTTAAGTAATTTTGTACACTTTTCTTCTGCTGAGATGAGAGTAAGAAATTTTTATGATAAAATGGTCTTACTTGAGAAATATAGACTTGAGTTAAACGATTCTCACAGTATAGATAACCCTGCAGTATCATCTAGTGCATACATTATTCAAAGTAAAATTGATTCTCTT